GGGACACAGGGCCAATTGCATATCTCGGCGCTAGAAGGAACAGAATCAGAGCAGTCAGTTGGAACTGAAATTACTAATTCGGCCCCTGTAGTTAGACAAATTACAAATGTTAATACTGATAGAGTTCGAGTCACTTTAAGAATCCCGGCGCTAAGACAAGTTGAAGATGATGGTGACATTGTTGGTTATAGCGTTTCGATAAAGATTGAAGTTCAATACAACGGCGGTGGTTATAGCACCGTGAAGACTGACCAAATAAAAGGAAAATCAAGCAATGTTTATTTGAGGGATTATTTAATTTCTTTGTCGGGTTCTTTCCCTGTTGATATAAAAGTCTCAAGAGTTAGTGCTGATGATGCCAGCGCGAAAAAAGAAAGTAAAACCTGGTGGGCAAGCTATACAGAAATTATTGACGAGAAATTTAGCTATCCAAATAGCGCTTTAACTTATTTACGTTTTGATTCGAGGCAGTTCAGCAATATTCCTGCCCGTAAATATTTACTTAGAGGAATAAAAATAAAGCTTCCGTCAAACGCTTCAGTCGATACAACTACGCACATTGGAAGGGTTACTTATTCGGGCGTATGGAATGGAACGTTCGGCGCGGCTACTTGGTGCAATGATCCGGCTTGGTGTTTATATGATTTATTGATTTCTCGGTACGGTGCAAGTCTGCCAGAAAGCAGTTTAGACAAATGGCATTTCTATGAAATCAGTCAATATTGCAATGGCTTAGTTAGCGATGGCAAAGGTGGACAGGAACCCCGAATGGCGTGCAACTTATTAATTAATCAGAGAAAAAATATTTATAGCACAATTAAAGAAATGACCTCGCTCTTTCGGGGCATGAGTTACTACGGCGCTGGGAATTTAGTTCTTACTTGTGATAAGCCTGAGGATTCTCAATATTTAATCGGGGCTAGCAATGTTGTTAATGGCAGCTTTGAATATACTGGCACTTCACAAAAGGCGAGACATTCCACAGTAACGGTTGCTTATCAGACCTATGAAGGTTTAGGGGAAGCAATGTTTGAGTATGTAGAGGACGCTGACGCTATCGCTAAATATGGAATTATCAATAAGGATCTAAAAGCTCTTGGGTGTTATTCCCAGGGCCAAGCTCATCGAATGGGATTATGGGCACTCAAGTCAGAACAGCTATTAACTCAAACCTGTACTTTTGAAGTTTCTATAGATAGCGGAATTGTTTTGCGCCCTGGGATGGTTATTGATATTGCAGACGAATTAAAGGCAGGAACGAGAAGATCAGGACGTATTGGGGCATCTTCTACAACAACAGTTATTAATATTGATAGCGGTTCAGATTTCTCTGTTGATTTAACAAAAGGGCCTACTCTATCGGTCTTATTGCCTACAGGACTTTTAGAAACAAAGCCTATAAGTAACTACGCACCAAACGCGACGCCGCCAACAATCACTGTTTCCTCTGCTTTTACTGAAGCTCCTAACGATGAATCTGTTTATTTGGTTCAAACGACAGACATTCAATCTCAACAATATCGAGTGATAACTGTTAGTGAAAAAGGTGAGGGCATTTATTCAGTTACAGCTCTTGAATACAACAGCTCTATTTATTCTTCTGTCGATTCAGGTGAAGATGTTGTTTTTAGAGATATTAGTAATTTAAGCGCTGCGCCTGATCCTGTTACAGATATAGAAGGTGAAGAGTTCCTTTATTCAGATGGTCAGGGTGTCTTTGTTGGTTGTGACTTAAGTTGGCAGCATAACCGCAAAAGGGTCACAGGTTTTAGGATTACTTACAGGGTAGATAACGATAATTGGGCAACAATTACAACAACTTCGCCTTCTGTCAGTTTGAGGCAAGGGGGAAACTTTGGAGCTTTAAGATCAGGTAGTTTACAAGTACAAATTCAAGCGGTTAATTATTTAGACAAAGGAAGCACCATTACAACATTTACTAAAGCTTTAGCAGGTAAGACCGCAGCCCCAGGCGACGTAACTAACTTGACGATGGTTCCGACAAATGGATTAGCTCGCTTGCAATGGACTCAATCAACTGATCTTGATGTTGTTGTTGGGGGATTAGTTCGGCTAAGACATTCACCTGCTTTATCTGGCGTTACTTGGTCTAATGCTTCAAGTATTCATAGCGATTTAACGGGTACAGCAAAGGAAGCTTATGCAGATTTAAAAGGGGGAACGTACTTAGCAAAGTTTGTTGATTCAGGTGGACGTACAAGCACAGGTACAGCAATTGTTGAATTTACAAAACCTGATTTACAGAACTTGGTGAATATCAATAATCAGACAGAAGATAATACTTTCCCCGGAACAAAGACAGATTTGGTTGTTGCTAGTGGTGAATTATTAAATGCTGCTGATGGCTCGAACTGGGAAACGACGGGAACCTATCTCTTTCAAAATAACCCTATTGATTTAGGTGATGTTTTCAATGTTCAGCTTGATAGTACATTAAAGGTAAGGGGCTTTTTCCCTGGCAACCCATATATAGATACGTTTGCCGATTTCGATTTAATATCTGATTTCGACGGTGCAACACCTGCTACCTGTAATGCAGAACTATATATAAGAACAACACAAACAGATCCAAGTAGTTCACCAACATGGACAACATGGCGGCCATTTAATAACGTTCAGTTCTCAGCTAGAGGCTATGAGTTAAAAGCGGAAGTCACAACAGGTGGAGATAATACGGCTCGTATTGCGATTGAACAATTGAGAGTGGCTTCTAATATGCCCACGCGAACGATTAACGGGTCTGGGACAACATCAAACAGTGGTGATTTGACTGTTACTTTTGCAAAGAAATTTAACGCAACTCCTGCAATAGGCATAAGTATGGGTGCTTCTGCGTCAGGTGACTATTACGCCATAGCGTCAAGTTCTGCTACCGCTTTCACGGTTTCGATCTACAATAGTTCTAACGCTAGGCAAGCGCGAGCTTTCACCTGGACAGCCACCGGTTACGGACAAGGAAGTTAATGGCTCAATCAGACCAAACTATTGCGAATGATACAGGCGCGAACGTGCGGGCCGACATTAATAATAACCTTGCAGCTTTATATAGTCTTAGTAGTGGAAGTTCTCAGCCCTCCGTTACTACAGCTCACCAATTCTGGTTAGATACAAGCACGACGCCCGACACCTTAAAAATTAGAAACGCGAGTGATAATGCTTGGATTACTTTAGGAAATGTAGAAACGAATTTAGGTTTAGCGAATACCACAGGAAGCACTTTTACAGGTAGCGTTCTTGTTCCTGCGGGTACTGTTAGCGCTGGTGGTCTTGCTTTCTCTGGAGATACAGACACAGGTTTATATAAAGTTGCAGCTAATGATTTAGGAATTACAGCCGGTGGTTCTTTAATCTCTCATTTTAATTCCAGTGGTTTAACGCTTAAGGATGGGAAAGCTTTAAGGCTTAGGGACTCAGGAAACTCGAACTATATTTCTTTAGCGGCTCCAGCTCTTACAAGTGATGTCACTTTAACTCTCCCCTCAGATGATGGAAATAGCGGAGATATGCTCCAGACAAATGGTTCGGGAGTTTTAACTTGGCAAGCCGTTCAGGGTGTTCCTTCAGGTTCAGTCTTTACTCATGCGAGTACAACACTTCCAAGTGGTTATTTAGAATGTAATGGGGCTTCAGTTAGTAGATCAACCTACGCAGCATTGTTCTCAGCCATTGGTACGACTTGGGGATCTAGTGGAGGTTCAGTTTTTAATGTTCCAGATTTACGTGGTGAATTTATAAGAGGCTTTGATAACAGCAGAGGTGTTGATAGTGGGCGTTCCTTTGCTAGCTCACAGGGAAGTCAATACACACAACACAATCACTCTACAAGCGCAAGTTCTAGTTCTAGTGTTAGCGATCCTGGGCATTTTCATAATCTTTTATATGGTAGTGGTTCGTTTGGCGGTTCTTCTGGAGCAGTAACTCCTAGAGGCAGCGGCACACCTACAACGCCGGGCATAACAGATAGAATTTCATCGAAAACCACAGGGATCTCGGTTAGCACTTCGACAAGCGTCACGGTTAATAATTCTGGTGGAACAAGCAATAGTTCAGAAACAAGACCAAGAAATATTTCCATGATTTACATCATTAAGACTTAGACTGATCTCATGGCTATTAACCCTGGAACATGGAACCCGACGCTACAGCGACGTAGTGATTGGAGTGTGAGCATTGTCTTCACTAACTCAAGCGATGCAGCTATGAATCTGACCGGCTACACGGTGAAAAGTTCTATCTGGAACGAAAGTAGATCAAAGAAATTCGCAGATTTATCGGTTGCTTATACGAATAGAGCAACAGGCACTATTGCTATTTCATTAACAGAAGCGCAGACAACTATACTTCCTGACTCTGCTTACTACGACGTCAAATTAACGAATCAGGCGGGGAAGTCTGAGTATTACTTGCAAGGTAAACTAACAGTTAGCGAGGGCTACACAGCGTCATGACTTCTGTAAACATCACAGAAACAACTAACAAGGTCACTGTTAACGAAGGTGATGCGACTGTTGTAACTGTTTCAACTCAGGGGCCCCAAGGCCCAACTTTTACTTCTTCAGGGACAACGTGTGATGATTCGGGTAAAGTAGATAAAAGTGTTCTTTACTATGACTCCGTAGCGGGAGTTTACAAAGCAAGTAACACCTGGACAGTTTCAACCCTCGTAGACGGAGGCAACTTCTAAAATGGCTAACACCCTAAGAATTAAAAGATCCACAGGGTCGTCAGCCCCTACCTCTTTAGAAAATGCTGAATTAGCATTTGCGGAATCTACAGAAGTACTCTATTACGGTAAAGGCACTGGGGGAGCAGGTGGGTCAGCTACTACGATCAATGCTATTGGTGGTAAAGGTAAATTCTTTGATAAAGATACAAGCTATACGGCGAACTATGTTAATGCAGCTCCTAATGGGAGTAGTGGCGCAGCAACATATAGAGCACTTGTTGCGGCTGACTTAGTAAGACTCGATCAAATAACAGCACCTACTGCGTCAGTTTCCTTAAACAGTCAGAAGATAACAAATTTAGCTTTATGCACTAATGCAACCGAAGCGGCCAGCAAACAATACGTAGACAATAATTCTCAAGGTTTAGATGTTAAGGATTCTGTTGTAGTAGCAACTACAGCTAATGGAACTCTTGCTTCTGCTTTTGCTAATGGTCAAACGGTTGACGGTGTAAGCCTTTCTACTAATGACAGGATCTTGCTTAAGGATCAGTCAACAGGCACAGAGAACGGGATTTATACAGTTAATTCAAGTGGTGCTCCTACCAGGGCCGCCGATTATGCGGCTGGTGCAACGGTTGCTTCCAGTTTTTGTTTCGTAGAGAGGGGAACAGCTAACGCAGATTCAGGATGGACTTGTACCAATAATAAATCTGATGATGTGGTGGGATCTGATGCGCTTACTTACGCGCAATTCAGTGGAGCTGGTCAGATAACCGCAGGGGATGGATTACAGAAAAGTGGTAATACTCTTTCCGCTGACCTAAAGTCAAACGGTGGGTTAGTTATTGAATCAGCCGAGATTGCTATTGATCTTGCTGCAAGTTCTATAACGAATACTCTTCCTGTTAATAAACTTACAAGCGTAACTTCTACAGCAGCCGAACTAAATATTGTTGATGGCTCGACAAGTGCAACAAGCACAACTCTTGCAGCAGCAGACCGATTAGTTGTTAATGACGCAGGGACAATGGTTCAGGTTGCTTTGTCTGACCTTGTTACTTTCCTAGAGAATGGAGCAGTTTCAGGTTTCGATATCGACGGAGGAACCTACTAAAATTAATTCTTAGGAGGTAGGTTCAATGGCTAACGTCGTCAAACTAAAAAGAGGTACAGGAAGCGATCCATCAGCTTCCGATATGGTGGTCGGTGAACCAGTCATTAGAACTGATACAGCCGAGCTATTTTTTAAGAAGGACGATGGAACGGTTGCAAAGGTAAGTGGTGGGGGTGGTGGCCCTGACTTCAAATATTTAGCTCTAAGAAATGCAGCTAATAATGGTTCGGCTTCTTATCCTGCCGCTGACTTTACATTAGTTACTGATGGGACAACAACTGCTGTTACTCCTGCTGCTGCTGCGACTTTATTAGTTAGTTATGCAGGTGTTATTCAACAGCCTTCCACTGGAACGTCTACTCCTGCCAATGGTTTTGCT